TTGAACGATTCAACCATTCAAGTCATTAAGGGCAACACTACTTCAAACATAACGCTGACTACTTCGTCCATAGTTACATCTGCAACAAGGTTGGTCACTACGGTTTACAATAGCACCGGAGCAACTATTCCAAAGGGTTCTATTGTTTATATTAGTGGAAGACATTCGAGCAACCTTCCAACGATTGCACTTGCGCAAGCAAATAACGAAGATAATTCCTACAAGACCTTCGCGCTTGTGGAGAATGACATCACAAACAATAATAGCGGAACGGTTATTCAAGCGGGCAGAATCACCGGATTGAACCTTCCAACTTCTTCTTTTACGGACGGTGATATTGTTTTTTTAAGTCCTACCGTTGCCGGTGGGTTAACTACTACCAAGCCGCTCGCACCTTTTCACATTTGCAAAATTGGTTCAGTAACTCGCGCACATCCAACGGAAGGCAGCATCGAAATAAAAATAGAAAACGGATGGCAACTTGACGAATTAAGTGACGTCAGCATTCCACTTGTTCCAGCCGATTCGGTAATTCTGCAATTCAGTCGCGTGGATTCTTTATGGCATGATGTGACTATTTCGAACGCAATCGGGACGCGATACATCCGTCCAAGTGATACCAGCGTTTTCCAACGCAAGGAATTGCCAGCCTATTCATTCGTAGCAAATGGAACAAGCGTGGCGGCAAATGGTGCGGCTACTTATTTTAAGGACACGTCAGGCACTTACACCGGAACGATAACTTGGGGTTCAAGCAATCCATCCGGAACAACCAACCACAACTACAAATGGACGCGAATCGGAAAGATGGTTAACTTGACCGTCTCTCTAGTTTATGGAACGGCATCAGCAGCAAACAACACGTCCTTAACATTTACGCTTCCATCCGATGCACCAACTCCATCTGAACCGGGTGGATTGACGGCGGCTTCGACTTATATGTATCCGGCTTATTGCATCGGGGGTAATACTTTGACAACGGTAGCGAATCTTGGCTTTCGTGGAGGCATGAGGAATAATTCAGGCAATAACGGCTACGAAGTTGTCATGGCTTTTAACGCATCTACTTTTATTTATTTCGTCACAACTATAACATATTTTACCGACTAAGATGCCACACATTAGACGCAAAATTGAAGGCACGCCATCGCCTACAAATAGAATGGCTTATATCGTTGTTATTACGACGGATTGGGCAGCACCACTTGAAGACCATCCAAAGGTATTAGAGCATCCCGATTTGTATGAAGTAACAAACGACGACATACCAACTGACACAATTATTTGGAGTATTGAATATGAAAACAACCAATAAATGAAACAATTAGAAGATCAGCAAATCAAAGGCGTAACCATTGGAACGGTTAAGTCGTTAGTAATTTCAACCGTGGTGACGTGTTCCTTTATTTTTGGAATGTACTACGGACTAGTCGGTAAAATTGAAAAAATCGGTCAGGCGACCGAAGCCAACAATAAATTGATCGAGCTTCGTCTGTCCTACCTTGAGCAAAAAATTAACGCTTTAGAAATCCAAATCAATCAAATCAAAAAGCCATGAGTACATTCCTAAATTTGAACATCGAAGATCTTGCCAAGGGGTTGATCTTGACCGTCCTGACTAGCGTAGTGACTATTGTTTACAACACGGTTTCCGCTGGTTCGCTTACCTTTGACTGGAAGGCAATCGGATTGACTGCCCTGACTTCCGGTCTCGCCTACCTGATGAAAAACTTGCTGACCAACAGCAAAGGCGAATTTCTCGGCAAGGAGAAATAAAAAAGAGCGAGTAGAAACCCGCTCCGTCCTAATCCCTAAAAAACAATGAGACCACAAAGATATGAAATATCTACACATCGCATGGGTAATTTTGTTGGTTTCTTGTAACGGAGTTAGGGTAACTGAAAAAAATCTCCGCAAGGCATATATCCACCACCCCGAACTGGTGGCGAAAAATTGTAGTCAGTGGTTTCCAATTAAGGAAACCATTGTCGTTGATAGCCACGACCTTCATACGTTCGATTCTGGGCGTTTATTTATCCTTTCAGGGATAGACACCATCTACCGATACATAACCGACACAATCGTCTTAAATAAGCTCACACGCACAAGGGAGTTCGTAGAACGTCTCAAACCAGTTGAGCGAACGATATACGTCAGGGATTCCGCTACTATTTACGTAAATCAGGCGAAAGCCGACAAGGTGGGCAAGCAGAACGACAATCTTAAATGGTGGTTGATCGGTCTGCTTTGCCTTATTATTTTACTCCTAATCTTTAGAAAATGAAACCTAGTCAAAAGGCAGTGGACCTAATTAAGCAGTTCGAGGGATTCCGGGCGAATGCCTACCTATGCCCGGCGAATGTTCCTACTATCGGCTATGGTTCGATAACGTGGGGCAATGGTCAGCGCGTCAAGATGGGCGAAATAGTCAGCATGGCTACGGCTGAAAAACTTTTGCTTGTTGACCTTGAAAAGCGGTCGAAAGCTTTGCAAGGTTTAAACCTTAATCAGAATCAATTTGACGCTTTGCTTTCATTCATTTACAACGTAGGAATAGGGGCGTTCAAGCGTTCAAGATTGCTTTCAAAAATCAGACAGAACCCTGAAGACGTGACTATACGTCACGAGTTTATGCGATGGATAAATAAAGGAAGTTCATTTGAAAGAGGGTTAACACGGCGAAGGGACGCCGAAGCTAATTTATACTATGCAGAAATCTGATCTTGCACGCGAGTACCGGGCGAAGTTCCCGGATATGCCGACGCTTAAACTAGCGCGGATCATGTATGCCGAGCACAATCTTTTATTCAAAAACGTGGAAGACGCAAGGGATAAATTGAGATACATCGAAGGTAAAAAAGGGGATAGGGATAGAAAGCACGCAATCAACACGCCAACATACATGGAAGAACAAAGACCGTTCAATCCTTACAACTTACCGACATCGGATGAGGTTGTCTACTCGCCATTCGTTTTTCCGCACCATAATAAGGTCGGCATCTTGTCTGATATCCACTTGCCCTACCACAATCTGGATGCGTTGACCGAAGCCATTACCGCCCTGAAGCGTGAAAAGGTTGATGCGGTTCTGTTGAATGGTGACACAATCGACTGCCATACCTTAAGCCGATTCGCCAAAGACCCAAAGAAACGAGACTTCAAATTTGAGATTGACACGCTGAAATCATTTTTTGAAAAGTTGGACGAAATCCTGAAGTGCAAAATTTACTTCAAGATTGGAAACCACGAAGCGCGGTATGAACACTTCCTGATGCAGAAAGCACATGAACTTAAAGGGATTGAGGACTTCGAATTTACCAACATAATCAAAGCGCGTGAAAAGGGAATCGAAGTAATCGAATCGAACCGATACATGAAAATGAACGGCTTGAACGGAATACACGGACACGAGTATTTCGGTGTCACCAGTCCGGTGAACATCGCGCGCGGTTTATACATGAAAGGTAAAACGTCAGCGTTCCAAGGTCACAATCACCAGACCAGCGAACACACAGAAACGGACATGAACGGCAATATCACTACCACGTGGTCAATCGGATGTCTTAGTGAATTACATCCGTCCTATATGCCATTGAACAAATGGAATCACGGCTACGGCTGGGTGGAACTGGATGCGAACGGAGTTGACTATAAATTCCATAACAAACGAATCTATAAAGGCAAAACGCTATGAGTGAAGAAATCGAACTACCAGCGGAAGGTGAAATCATTTTCACAACGACTGCGGAATACATTCAGGGCGCATCCGTTGCACTTGCAACCGTGAGCGAACTCGACCCAATGATTATGAACAAGGCGGACGAATTGAGGGTGAAAAGAATCAAGCGCAAAGCAATTAAAATAATCGACATTTGCATATCGGAAATGTACGACGAACTATTTGAGACCGATGATGATGAGTAAATAATAGGTTTTTGTGTTTTTGTGTACCCCTGATGTGTCTACATTGGGGGTTTTTTATGCTTTTTTCAAAAATTTTTTTTCGGTATAACTCGCTGTTTTTCAATACGTTGACATTGGTCAGAAAAAAAACTTAAAAAAAACTTCAAAAAAGATTTGGACATGTCGTGAATATGTGTGTATATTTGTGGAAACAAAACAAAAAACCTAAAGCCATGAACACAATCACTACCAAAGCAGATTTTTCAAAAGGAATGAAATCAGTAGAAGAAATCTTGAATAAGATTGAAGCGCTTTGCTTTGACCCTGAATTTATCAAATGTGCTGCTGAAACTTGCAAACAAAACGGAATCACAGCCGATGAGTGGAATAATAACAAAATGCCTATCTTAATGAAATTAGCAAGCCAAGTCGTATTAGGATAAAATACTCAGGGGTGCGGCTGACCAACGCACATTTTTTTTCACCCAAAACACAAAACAATGATTTTATCAGCATCAACAACCGTAGGCGGTCAGGAACTGGACATGGTTGTCAACTACAATCACGCAGAAGGTACTATCGAAGAAGTTCTGGAAATCTGCATCAACAAAGTGGACGTTGCTCCTACACTTTTAGAACTCGGAGCGGACGACAAGATTCTGGACTGCATCGACTGGACTGCTATTTATTATGACCAATTAAACCAATTTAATCAATTCTAACATGAAAAAAGACGCAATCATTTTTACACTCGGCATCTTACTTGCCCTATTCGCTGACTGGATTTTATCACAACTCTAAACCATAAACCATGTACTACAAACACAAAAAACTAGATTCCTACATCATGGCGACTCCGGCAAGGATAGTCAAGACGTACACTGATTCCGCTGTACAGTACACCCGTAACGACTACTGCTTTAACCTTGAAGCAGACATCAATACCGATATGTACGAACCTATTTCACAAGACGATTTTCGGCTTGCTTTATCCAATGTAATTGAATCCCTAACACAAACACTTAAAACCATCAACCATGTCTAAAAGCCAAAGCACAAAAGAAATAACCAAGGCGCTGATCACTTTTCAAGTCAAGGTCGACACCATCCGCAAGGACGCAAAGAATCCGTTTTTTAAGTCCACCTACGCATCGCTGGCAAACATTCTGGACTCCATTAAAGAACCATTGATTGAATGCGGACTAGCCATTACACAGTTTCCTTACGGGGAAAATGGACTGATGACTATTCTTATGCATGAATCCGGTGAATGGATCGGCTTCGAATATCAGATGCGACCAGCGAAGGATGATCCACAAGGACGCGGTTCAGCCATTACCTACCAGCGCCGCTACGCAATCGCTTCGGTCCTTTGCCTAAACATCGACGAAGACGACGACGGCAACCTTGCCACGCATGGCAAAAGCACACCGGACGAAAAGCAATGGCTTGACAAGAACACACCTGCATTCGTCAGCGCGATGGAATATATCAGGGGCGGCGGATCGATTGATAAAATAAAAGCAAAGTACAAGCTGAACAAGGAAATAGAATCTTTATTAACCTTCAAAAAATAAACACATGAAATTTACATCAATGCAATATTTAGAGGAACGTTTAGCTAGTTTTCCAACGGCAAACCCTGAATTGATTGCTAGCTGGTTGGAAACCATTAAAGTTATGCACGAGTGCGAAATAAAAGGTGCTTACATCAACGGGCAGCTAACAAAATTCGACGACTTCAAAGACAGATATAAAAACGCTGACGACTATTATAACCTTAACTTCAAAAAATAAAACTATGCTACCAACAATAACACACGAAGTAAATAAGACCACGCTTAAACGCATGGCATCCAGTACGCTGGACGAACTGATGGAGAACGGTCGAATAATCGAAGCCGCTGACATGATCGCCAAGATGGAGTTCTTTATCAAGGAACTTAAAAACAATCCTGAATACGTCGACTACTTACGCTATGAGATAGCAAAATATGGCGGCGGTCACACCACACTATCAGGAACAAGAATCGAACTTGCTGAAGTCGGAACGAAATACGACTACGTCTTTTGCGAAGATGACATCCTGAACGATATGGTTATTCAACGCGAAGCACTTGACGAACGAATCAAAGAACGTCAGGACTTCCTGAAGCGGATTCCATCTGAAGGGATTGACGTAATTTCCGAACATGGCGAAGTCAAACGCATTTACCCACCAGCGAAGTTTTCAACAAGCAGCGTAAAATGTACAATTTCGAAATAATAACGGACGAAGTCAGCAATGGCAAAAGCCGTAAACTCTACGCGAAAGCTGGAGAACTGGTGAAAGTCATTGCTGACCACAATCCGGTCGCAATCTGCGAAAAGAAAAACGGAGAACGATTCTCCACACTATTCACAAACCTTAAAGAAAAACCATGACACATGGCTCACTATTTTCAGGCATTGGTGGTTTCGACCTTGCTGCCGAATGGATGGGATGGGAAAATAAATTCCATTGCGAATGGAATCCGTTTGGTCAAAAAGTTTTGAAATACTATTGGCCTGAAGCCGAATCTTT